GTGGAAGCAGTGGATCGTGCGCTGCGTCAAGCTGCGCGGCGACCAGCACACCGAGATACTGCGAGACAAGAGGCCAGGCGCCGCGGGTGCCATCATTGGCCTGCGTCCGCACCACCCGGATTGTGTCAAGCCCCGTCGCAACGGCCACCGGCTGGTGTATGACGTCTACGACTTCGCTGTCGGATCGACCTACACCGTCGATCAGGATGACATGCTGCACTTCACCGGCTTCGGCTTCGATGGGCTCTACAGCCTGTCGGCCATCAAGTGGGCCGCGCGCAATGCGATCACCAGCGAGCTGGGCGCCTCGCGCTACATGGTAAAGACCATCACCGAGGGCGGTATGCCCCGCGTGGCGCTTGAATACCCGGCCAACCTGAACGCCGACCAGGCTTCGGCGCTGCGTGAGTCCTTCTCATCCATCTATGGCAACGGCGAGGGCGGTAAGTTGCCCCTGGTTCTGGCCAACGGCGGCAAGGCCCACGAGCTGAGCATCAGCCCGATCGACCTTGAGTTGCTGGCCTCGCGCCGCATGGACAAGCAGACCATCTGTGAAGTGATGGGTGTGCCGCCCATCATCATCGGCGACAGCGAAAAGACCAGCAGCTGGGGCACTGGCGTCGAGCAGGTCACGCTCGGCTGGGTGCGCTTCGATCTGTCCCCCATGCTGGCCGGGTGGGAGGAGGAATTGAACCGCAAGCTGTTCCGGCGTGCTGGGCGCTTCGTCGAGTTCAGCCTTGAGGCGCTGCTGCGTGGCGACAGCAAGGCGCAGTCCGAGGCCTTCCGCGCTGCGCTGGGAGGCCCTGGCTCGGGCGATGGCTGGATGACCATCAACGAGGTACGGGCCCTGAAGAACCTACCCAAGCTGGCCGACCCCGAGGCCGACACCACATTCAAGGCGCAGCGCGGTAAACCCCCCGTCTGAGACCCATCAATCACGGCCGCTCGGCTTGAGAAAGACCCCATGCAAATCAACAAACTCATGCAACTGCTGCGCGACAACGCGCGCAACGAGTCGCCCAAGGCGCTGCGCGCTGAAGCCGCGAACAACTGCGTGGACATCTACGTCTATGACGTGATCGACCCCTACTGGGGCGCCACGGCGGCCAGCCTTCTCGATGCGCTCAAGGCGGCAGCCGGCGCCCCGGTGTGCCTGCACATCAACAGCCCCGGCGGCGACGTGTTCGAGGCCCGCGCCATGGCCGCATCCATCGCGTCATACTCGGGTCCGGTCGAGGCCTGCATCGATGGCGTCTGCGCCAGCGCGGCCACCTACCTGGCATTGGCTGCGGCGCAGGTGTGCATGGTCGAGGGCGGACTGCTGATGGTGCACAACTCCTGGACCATCGCCTATGGCGACAAGACAGCGCTACGCAGCACCGCCGACCTGGTGGAAAAGATCGACGGCACCATCGCCGCCGACTACATGCGCAAGACCAAATGCAGCGCCGAGCAGGTGGCCGCCTGGATGGACGCTGAAACCTGGTTCACCGCGGCCGAGGCCCTGGCCGCAGGGTTCATCGACGCCATCGAGCCCAACACTCAGCAAGGCGACGCGGCCGAGCCTGCATCGGCGCGCTGGAATTTGAGCGCCTACGCCAACGCCCCCAAGCCCGTCGAGCCCAAGGCGCCAGAGCAGCCCGATCTGCTGCAGGCCGCTGCCGATCAACTGCAATCCAACCGCAACCGCATGAGGTTGCTTGCCCCCATCTGACGCGTCTCCCGCGTAAGAGCCAGCCGCCCCACCGGGCGGCTTTTTTTCGTCCGCTCACTTCCCGAGAAAGGAACCACCATGAGCAGCATCCAAGCACTGCGGGAGCGCCTCGCAGCTTCCAATAAGGCCGCCAAGAACCTCCTGGCTGAAAAGGGCTCGATCCCCTGGACCGCCGAAGACCAGAAGACCTTCGACAACCACGCCGACGAGTCCGAGCGCATCACGCGCCAGATAGATGCGCACCAGAAGATGATCGACGCCGACCGCGACGTCAACTTCACCGATGCGGCCGACCACGACATCGAGGCCAACGCCAAGAACGGCAAGGCACTGACCAACGAGCAGAAGGCGTTCAATGTCTTCCTGCGTAAGTCCTTCAAGGACATGACGGTGGATGAGGCGCTGCTGGTGCGCAACACCATGTCCACCACCACGGGCAGCCAGGGCGGATACAGCGTGCAGTCCAGCATCAGCAGCCAGCTGATCGATCTGCTCAAGGCCTACGGCTACATGCGCCAGACGTCATCGCAGATCACCACCGACAACGGTGCGCCGCTGAGCTACCCCACCTCCGACGGCACCAGTGAAACCGGCGAGTGGATCGCGCAAAACACCACCGCCACGGCGGCAGATCCCACGTTCGGCACCGTGGCGCTGAACGTGTTCAAGGCATCCAGCAAGATCGTTGCCGTACCGTTGGAGTTGCTGCAGGATTCGTCCATCGACATCCAAGCCATGGTGTTCAAACGCCTGGCCGATCGCATTGGCCGCATCAGCAACACCGGCTTCACCACGGGTGGCGGCACTACCGACCCCAATGGCCTGGTCACCGCGTCGTCAGTGGGAAAGACAGGCACCAGCGGCCAGACCCTGACCATCATCTATGACGATCTGGTCGATTTGGTGGATTCGCTCGACGCGGCCTACCTGGCGCACAGCGGCACGGCGCTGGACGCAAGCAACGGCGGGTGCGGGTTCATGATGTCGCAGACCATGCGCCGCGTGGTCCGCAAGATCAAGGACACGGGCGGACGCCCGATCTGGACGCCCAGCTATGACGCCGGCATGTCGTCGGGCACGCCCGACCAGCTGCTCGGGTTCCCGGTGCACTTGAACAACGACATGGCTGTGCCGGCTGCCAACGCCAAGAGCCTGGCCTTCGGCTGCCTGTCGCGCTACATGATCCGCGACGCGATGGACGTCACCATGTTCCGCTTCGACGACTCGGCCTACATGAAGCTGGGCCAGGTCGGCTTCCTGGCCTGGGCGCGCACGGGTGGCAACTTGATGGACACCAACGCCATCAAGCTCTACCAACACAGCGCGACCTGATCTGCCGATAGGCTGAGCAGTAAACGGCCCGCATGCGTTGAGCGTGTGCGGGTCGTCCTGCAACGGAGAACCCCACCATGGCAACACGAAAACCCAAGGCCGCAGATGGCCAGGCTGAAGCACGCGCGCTGGTCGATCTTCCGGCCCATGGCGTGAAGTCTGGTGAGGTGCTGGCCGCCGATGCGCTGACCGTCGAGGCCCTGGTGGCTGATGGATCGGCCGACACCAACCCCGACGCCGTGGCCTACGCCAAGGCGCAGCAGCTGTGACCATCCGATCGGTAACGACTGGTGCGGCGCAGGTGAGCGTCGAAGCTTGCGTCATCCGCGCAAACGGAACTGTCGAGGATCTTGGCACCGTCGCATACTGGCACCGCAACCCCACCACACCACCGCCCCACATGACCTACTCCACCGCCCACAAGTCCGCGCGCATGACCACCACGCGCGACCGCCTCAATGCAGGCGCCATGCAGGTGGTGGATGCTGGCGGGGCGGTGCTCTTCACAGTGCCGCTTGACAACCCCTGCGGCAGCGTCTCGGGTGCCGTGCTCACGATGAGCGGCTTTCCAAAGACCGTCACCGCGTCGGGCGGCGGTACTGCAGCCGCGGCCCGACTGCAGAACGCCAGCTCGGTCGACGAAAAGACCGGCCTCACCGTCGGCGTGCCGGGCAGTAACGCCCAGGTCGTCATCGACAACGGCAGCGGCACCCTGGCCATCGCGCTGGGGGCCAGCGTCACGGTCAGCGGCTCGCCCGCGCCCACGCTCACGCACGCCGCCTGATCCCAACCCGAAGCGAGTCACACCGCCATGGCCAACACGCACATCAATCGCCTGCGCTGCGTCGTCACCAACACGCCGGGCACGTCCGGCAACTTTGTGGTTGGCGCTGCGCCTGCTGGGCGTCGTGGATTCAGCGCAGCCGAAGACGGCAAGACCTTCGAACTGATCATCAGCGAGGGTAATGCGTGGGAGGTGCGCACCGGCTGCGTCTACACGCACAGCACGACCACGGTGACGCGTGGCACGCTGGCAGACAGCTCTACCGGGTCTGCCATCAACTTCACGGCGGCGGCGGTGGTGAGTGTCGGGTTGACGGCAAAGGCACTCACTGACCTGGAGGTATTTAGGGCGGTGTCGGCCGTGCAAGTGGCGGCGATGAAAGCGGCGGCCTCTGGAGCTGTATATGCGCTGCTGAACGGAGGCTCTGTACGGCTTGGCGTTGTCGGTGATTCGCTTTTGAATTTCGCCACATCGTTTATCCATGCGTGTGTGGGCGCTATGGATGGCCGAATTTCGTTGGGATACAAGGCGGCGGTGGGCGGGGCGACATCGTCATCGATGCTTGCCCAAGTGGATTCGCTGCCAGCATCCTGCAATGCGGTGCTAATGATGGAGGGCACCAACGACGCAAACGCGGGCGTGTCAAAGGCCGCGCATATTGCCAACCTGAAAGCCGTTGCCGACGCAATCGTTGCGCGAGGGGCGGTGCCGTTAGTTTGCGCGTCACCAACTCGCGAAACTACTGTGTCCGTCATCAATGGGTATTGGCTGGCTGAACGCCTGTGGTGCGAGGCGGCTGGAATCGCGTATGTCGACCCGTGGAGCCGATACATTGACACCGATGGATCGTGGATCGCGGGGTGTACTACGGATGGAGACCATCCAAACCCAGCCACGATGGTGCAGGTCGGCCTGGATATGGCGGCGCTGCTTGCGGCTGGAAAATCTGGCTACCTGTTGCCGCGGTCCAATTCGCTTGGCGAAGGTCTGTTTACCAATGCGCTACTGCTTTTGGACGGGGACGCCAACGGGCGTCCAGATGGCTGGTCTCGTCTGACGGTGACGGGCGAAAATTTCAGTCTCTCGCCAGCATCCTACCCTGCGCGCGGAAACAAATGCACTGTCGTCATTTCGCAGACGTCCGCGGCAGAGATATTTCGAGCGATAGGCGGGGCCGGCTGGAGCGTTGGCGACACGTTGCGGGTGAGCGGGATGATCTCGCTGGCGTCGATGTCAAACTGTAATTTCAGGGTCTATGCCCGAGTGGTCGGATCCGCGCCGTTCGACACGATCCCATTAGTCCGACAAGCGAACTGCTCCGACACCTACTTTGTCGGCGATGTCGTCATGCCAGCCGGCGCAACCGATTTGCAGGTTTGGATGGAGGCCACGTCGATTTCTGGTTCCCCGTTCACCTGCACGCTCGGATACAGCGGAATCAACGTCTACAACGTGACGGCAAACACCCTGTAAAGCCATGACCTACGCAACCGACGAACTGGGTGCCGCGGAGCTAGGCGAAGACGGCGGCGTGCCCATCGCGGTCGCCGTCACGCTCGCCGAATCCGGCGACGACATTTTCGCCTCCACGTCCGTCGCCGTCCCGCACCCGATTGCGACCACGGCGGCGCTCACCAGCAAGCGAAGTGAGCGCAACTCTTACACGAGTGCCAGGCCACTCACCCGCATCACCGCCCCAGCGCTTGAGCCCATCACGCTGGCCGAGGCCCGCGCCCAGTGCCGTTGCGACGGCACCGACGAGGACGCGCTGCTGGCCATCTACATCCAGACAGCCCGCGAGCACGCCGAGGGATTGCTCGAATCGGCACTCATCACGCAGACCTGGGAACAGACGCTCGACGCTTTCCCGACCGATGAGATCAAGCTCCTCAAGCCGCCCGTGCTGTCCATCATCAGCGTCAAGTATGTGGATTTATCCAGCGTGGTGCAGACCATCACGTCCACCGACTACGTGCTCGATGCTGCCACGCTGCCCGGCTGGCTGCTGCCGGCGGACGGCGTGGCCTGGCCCCAGACCAATGACGTGATCAACGCGGTGCGCATTCGCTACACCGCGGGCTTCGGACCTGCAGCGTCCGATGTGCCCGCACCGATTCGTGCCTGGATGCTGCTCACCGTAGGTTACCTGTTCGCCCAGCGCGAGCGCGAGGACGTCACCGGCAAGGTGGCGGCCATCCCGGGCAGATATGTCGATTCTCTGCTCGACCCCTGGAGGCAATACCTGTGACCTTCGCCGCCGGCGACCTCGATCGCATCATCACGCTGCAGCAGCGCACCGTCACGCGCGACGCGCTGCTGGGCGAGGTGGTCACCTGGCCCGACCTGGCCACGGTGCGTGCGCAGGTGATCGAGTCGTCTGCCCCAGTCGCCGTCAACAATGCCGCCAGCGACGCAGTGCAGCTCTACGCGCGTCCGCACAAGATCCGCATCCGCTTCCGTGAGATCGACAAGGCAGCCGTGCGCATCAGTTACGGCGGCCGGCTGCTGCGCATCACCGGCACGGCCGAGCTGGGCCGGCGGGAGCGCATCGAGCTGGCCTGCGAGGAGTGGGCCCATGAGTGATACCAACATCAAAGGCCTGGCTGAGCTGCAGGCCGCCCTCGACCAGTTGCCCGCCAAGATCGAAGCCAACATCATGCGCGGAGCGCTGCGCGCTGGCGCCAAGGTGATTCAGAAAGAGGCGCAGTCCACCGCGGCATTCATCGACCGCAGTGGGTCGCTGCGCGACAGCATCCGCGTGACGACCAAGCTGCGCAGCGGCACCGCCACGGCGGCGGTGGTGGCCGGGCCGAGCAAGAAAGACAAGCGGCCCTTCTATGGCCGGTTCATCGAGTTCGGCACCAAGCCCCACATCATCAAGGCCAAGAATGGCCGCGCGTTGGCCATCGGTTTCGCCAGCGTGCACCATCCGGGCATCCGCCCGCACCCCTTCATGCGCCCGGCATTGGACGTGGCTGGCGTGCCCGCAGTCGAAGCGGTGCGCGAGTACATCCGCCAGCGCCTGCTCAACAAGCACGGCATTGATGTGCCGGCGCCGTTGGAGGAGGGCGACGAATGAGCGCCGAGCTGGTCATCAGCACGCTGCTGTCCGGGGACGGTGCAATCACCGCCATCGTGTCCGACCGCATCTACCCAGACTTCCTGCCCGAATCCAAGGCCGCTCCAGCCCTGGTCTATCGCGTGGTCAGCGACGTGCCGCACGACGACGTGGCGCAGGCCCAGGTGCAGCGCACGCGCCGCGCCCGAGTGCAGGTGGACGCCATCGCATCCAGTGACGCCTACGCCGTGCGCAAGGCGCTGCTGGTGATCGTGCGCCAGGCCCTGCATGGGCAGATCGGCACCATCGCCGGCATCGTGGGCGTGGTAGTGCGTGAACTGATCACTGGCCCCGATCTGCCGCACGAGCGCGCGGGCCTGTCCAGCAGCTCGATCGATTTTCAGGTGGTGTACCAGCAGGCCGCCTGAGCCAACGCATTGCCGGTGCTCGGCAACGTTTCGCCCGCTTTGTGCGGGCTTTTTTTCGACTGAAAGGATTCGACCATGACCACCCGCACATCCGCCGGCACCACATTCAAGGTGTCGGCGTCAACTCCCGCCACGTGGGACGCAGCCGGCTACGCCGCGCTCACCTACACCACGGTGGGCGAGATCACCAACTTCGGCGAGTTCGGCCGGGTCTACAACCTCGTCACGCACAACCCCGTGTCCAACCGTGGCACGGTGAAGAAGAAGGGCAGTTTCAATGAAGGGCAGATGGCCCTGCAGCTGGGCCTGGACACCGACGACACGGGCCAGATCCTGATGAAGGCCGCGTCGCTGTCCGACAACGACTACAGCGTGCTCGTCACCACCCAAAACGGCGACAAATACTACATGCAAGTGCAGGTGATGTCGTGGAAGGTCAACGTGGGCGGTGTGGACAGCATCACCAGCGCAGCATGCACGGTGGAGATCACCACCAGCTCGACGGGCGTGGGCATCGTCGAATCCCTGGCCCCCTGAACGGAGACCTGAACCATGGCAACCTCTCTTTCCGCCACCGTCAAGGCGGCCGTCTCTGCGTCCTACTCCAACGCGCTGGAGTTCGGCAGCGTGGTGCAGTCGCTGCAATACAACGTGGCCAACTCGTTCGCCGATGGCACGGGCGCCGATCAGGCGCAAAAGCTCTGGACCGACCAGCGCACGCTCGGCGTCAGCGCCACCGAAGACCTCGACCTGTCGGGCGGCGTGGTGGACGTCTTTGGCACCAGCCTGGCGTTCACCAAAGTGAAGGCCCTGGTGATCAAGGCCGCGGCCGGCAACACCAACGACGTGGTAGTGGGCGGCGCGGCCAGCAATGGCCTGGTCACGTTCTTCGGCGCGGCCACCGACAAGGTGAAGGTCAAGCCCGGCGGCACGCTGGTGCTGATCGCGCCTGACGCCAATGGCTATGCCGTCACCGCGGCCACGGGCGACCTGCTGCGCGTCGGCAACTCGGCGGCTGGCACCTCGGTCACCTACGACATCACCGTCATCGGCGTCTGAACCCGCGGGCGCAAGCCCGCACCCCGGCACCGACCCGGCCCGTTTTCACCTTCTTCGCAGGGGGTGGGCGGGCTGGGCACGGGCACCCCAGCGGGCCACCCATGCGGCGGCCCTTTTCATTCCCTGCGAAGGAACACCCATCATGCTCAACATCCGCAAGCGCGCGGTCTGCACCACCATCACCTTCGACCTGCTCGACGCCGACGACTCCCCGCTCGTCAACGACGACGGCACGCCGTGTCAAGCTACCATCCATGGCCCCGGCTCGCGCAAGTACATCGGCGCGCAGGCCCGGCGTCAGGCCCTGCTGCTTGCCAAGGTGCAAAAGGGCAAGGCGCCCAGCTTCACCGCCGACGAGACGTTGCGCAACCAGGCCGAGTTTCTGGCTGACATTACCGACGACATCGGCCTGGCATACGACGACCTGCAGGGCCGCGACAAACTGGTGGCCATCTACGGCGACCCCGAGCTGGGCTACATCGCCGAACAGGTGAGCAAGAAGGCCGGCGACTGGGCAAATTTCTTGCAGGGGTCAGCGAGGAGCTGACCCTGTACGCCCGCCAAGTGGCCTGGCTCTCATCCGTTCCGACCGACAAGACCGTGGCGCAGCGTGACACCAGCACCCGGGGCGAGCGCATGCGTGCCGATGGCGTGGTGCGCCTACCGTCGCCGCCTGTCCATGCCGAGGCGGCCTACCTGTGCGAGCACCTGTTCGACGCGGGCCCCGTGTCCGCCGGCGGCATGGGTGCGGTGGCGCTGACCTATGCCGACCTGCAGGCCTGGTCGCAGATGACTGGCACGCCCGTCGAGCCCTGGGAGGCGCAGACCCTGCGCGCCATGAGCAGGGCCTACGTGGCCGAGGCCCGTGCGGCCGAAGACCCCACGCGGCCACCGCCCTGGGCCATGCCTGAGCCCGAAGACCGCGCCGCGCTTTCCAAGCGCATCGGAGAAGCACTGCGCGCACGCGCACGACCAAGGACACCGCAATGATTGCCGGGCAAATCGAGATCCAGATGATGGCCGACTTGGCCAGGCTGAAGAAGGACATGGACGAGGCCAAGGGCATCGTGGGAAACGCCGCTGCAGCCATGGGCAGCGCCATGGATTTTGTCAAGGGCGCCATCGGCGGCATGGTGGCCGGGCTGTCGGTGCATGCGTTCACCGGCTGGCTGAAGGCCGCGATCGATGCCGGCGACGCCACCAAAGAGTTCGCGCAGAAAACCGGCATTGCCGCCAAGGACGTGGCTGGGCTGCAACTCGCATTCAAGCAGGGCGGCGTCGAGGGCGACGCGCTCACCGGATCGATCAGCAAGCTGTCGAAGCAAATGGTGGCCGGCAATGATGCGTTCAAGCAGCTCGGCGTCGAGACCCGCAACACCGACGGCACGCTGCGCAACGTCAAGGACGTGCTGTATGACACCGCCGAGGCCTTCTCGGGTATCAAGGACGGTGCGGCCAAGTCTGCGCTGGCGCAGGAGATGTTTGGCAAGAGCGGTGCGGCGCTCATCCCTACGCTCAACGAGGGCGCAGACGGCCTGCGCGAGATGGCCGACATGGCCGAGAAGCTGGGCCTGGTCATCAGCGAGGACGTGGCCGAGCAGTCGGACAAGTTCAACGACACCATGCAGCTGGTCTCCATGTCCTCGCAGGGCCTGGCGCGGCAGGTGATCGCCGAGGTGCTGCCCACGCTCAACAGCTTGGCCGGCGCGTTCCTGAAGTCCAAGACCGAGGGCGACGGCATGCACCGCACGGCCGAGGTGATCGCGTCCGGGCTGAAGCTGCTCTACACCGTGGTGGCCGGTGGCGTCGAGGTGTTCAACACCTTCGGCAAGACGCTGGGCGCGCTGGGTGCGCAGCTCGTCGCGCTGGCGCAGGGCGACTTCAAGGGCGTGATGTCGATCGGCAAGGAATGGATGGCCGACATCAAGAACAACTGGACCGGCACCATCAAGAGCATCGGCACCGTGTGGGACGGGTCGGCGGCCAAGACCGTGGATGCCGGCGTCAAGATGGTCAAGGCGCAGCGCGATATTTCGCTGGCCACCGATGCGTCCAAGGCCTCCACCGACAAGGCCGCAGCCGCCGAGGCCAAGCGCGCCGAGGAGGTGGCCAAGCTCATCGACAAGATCAGCGCCAGCGCCGAGGTCATGCAGTACGAGCTGGACGTCGGAGGCAAGCTCACCGCAGCGCAAAAAGAAGCGCTCGACGTCATGATCAAGCTGCGCGACGGCACGCTGCAGATGACCGATGCCGAAAAGGCCGCGCTGGTGGTGGCCATCGAGGCCAAGATCGCCGTGGAGGCGCGCACCGCAGCGCAGGCCGACTATCTCAAGACCATCGCAGCGGTATCGGCCGAGACCACCAAGCTGGCCGACGTCGAGGCCAAGACCACGGACGGCATG